ACGAACGGCCGAGTGATGCTGTATTGGCCGATTCCGAACGAGCGCGCCGTGATCGTGCAGCACGACACAAAACAGCCGCTCAAGTGCGACGTGTGCCACGTGTGGGGCGAGGACCTCGTCAACGTCCTGGTCACCGACTCGAACGGGCGCCAGCACGTGCGCACGTCAATCACGGTCGTGCAGGAGGGCGGGCCGTACCGCGCCGAGGACATCGCCGGGCAGCCCTATGTGACCTGGATGGCCTACCAGGTCGGCCAGGCCGCGAAGTACGAAAAGCTCGAGCAGAAGATCGCCTCGAGCGCGAGCGAGGCCGCAAACCGCGTTGAGGCGCTGCGATGATCAGTGACGCCGAACAACCTGCGAATCCCGCCACGCCCGAGGCGCTCGACCAATACTACGGCGCCGGCGCGAGCGGCCCGCGCGTGACGCTCGAGCTCCTGCGCAACAGCGTCAAGGAAACGCACTATCGGCTCGGCCGCGACATGTTCGACGTGCCGATTGGGCATCACCCGCTCGCGCTGATGACGCTTTGCGTACTCATGCTCGAGAACGGGTTTTTCGTTATCGGCATGTCGGCGTGCGTCTCGCCGGAAAACTTCGACGAGGAGAAAGGCCGCAAGGCCGCGCACGACGATGCGTTTCGGCAGTTGTGGAAGCTCTACGGCTTCCAGATGCGCACCGACCTTTATCGGCATGCGCTTCACGAAATCGAACAAACGATCGAGCCACCTAGACCCGGTCCGCTCGAGGCCCTATAACTTGCCATGCTGCGCGAAGGTGCGACACCGCCGACGCGCCGGTTCCCTTTCCAACGATTAGAGACGCCTTGGCCTCCAGCCGGGGCGTTTCTCGTTTTGAGGCCTCGCGATGGACTTTAACGACGAGGATGAGGTCGGAACTTCCTCACCGTTCGCGGTGCGGCTCGACGGCACCGATCAGTTTTTGAAGGTGCACCGCGGGCGCAACGGACTCCCGAACGGGATGCTCACTTGGGAGCACAAAGACGGCGCGACCTGGTTCGACACGCGCGAGGGCGCCGCGAAGTTCCTGGGCAAATTGATCGGCGAAAAGGCCTCAATTTTTGATGGCCGGATCTTCCGATAATCATCCTTCTCGGAAGCGATTTTGCCCATCAATTTGATAGGTCCCCGCTTCACGTTTCACGTGAAACATTCCCGCTAAAGGGCTGACAATGAACGACTTGCCGGTGCCGGTTTGCGCCGGCGTTCCGTCGACGATCACGGACGAACTGACGTCGGCGGCGACCTACGCTCGGGCCTCTCGTAGCGCTGCAACTGTGCGCGCGTATCGAAGCGACCTGACCCACTTCGTGGCTTGGTGCGCGGCGCGAGCGCTCGACCCCATGCCAGCGACACCCGCAACCGTCGCGGCCTATCTGGCTGCATTGGCTGACTCCGGTTTGAAGGCCTCGACGATCACTCGTCGAGCGGCTGCACTTACTAGCGCGCATCGCGAGCATGGGTTCCCCCCGCCCACGAGCTCCGATCCGGTCAAAGCGGTCCTGAAAGGGATTCGCCGGATGATCGGCGTGGCCCCCCGTCCCAAATCACCGGCCACCGCGCGCACCGTTTCTCGCATGGTTGCAAAGTGCCCCAACACGTCGAAGGGCGTTCGCGATCGTGCGTTGTTGCTGCTCGGTTTCGCCGCCGCCCTGCGACGCTCCGAGCTCGCCGCCCTCACCGCGGAGGACATTGAGCGGACCCCGAATGGCATACTCGTCCACATCCGTCAGAGCAAAACTGACCAGGAGGGCGCCGGCCAAGTCGTCGCGGTGCCGTTCGGAACCAAGCTTAAGCCCGTCGAGGCGCTCGAGGCCTGGCTCGATTACAGCGGCCGCATGGGCGACGACAAGCTATTCGGCCTTTGTGACAAGTCGGTTGCGCTGATCGTCAAGCGCTACGCCAAGAAAGCAAAGCTCGACCCGATCGAATTCGCCGGTCACTCGCTCCGCTCGGGCTTCGTAACCGAGGCGCTCGAGCGCGGCGCGGACCTGCTGAAGGTGATGGACGTCACGCGCCACACCGAAGTGAAAACGCTCAAGAGTTACGATCGGCGCGCGCAAGCGTTTCGCAACCATGCTGGCGCGAAGTTCCTCTAAGTGATAATACGAATCACGCGCGACAACGCGCCGGCCCGAGGGCTGCAACAGAGAGGGGCTATCATGGCCAAACGAGCTAAGCGTCCTTACACCCGTTCAGCGTCGGCGCGCACAGCCAAGCGCACGACCACTCGCGGCGCCAAAAAGATGGGCGGCCGCAAGAGCAAGGGCAAAGGCACGAACTGCTGAGATTCGCAGGAGGCGCTCTAAGCGCCTCATAATCGGGCGAAGGCTGCGGCCGACGCCTGCGACGGGCTCCCGAAAGGGGGCCCGTTTGCTTGTGGGGATGTGAGAATGGACGAAGCGACTCGCCGGCGTGCGCTCGCCGAGCCGCTCATGCGGCGCAAATTCCGCCCAGTCGCCGCACGCACCGTGAAGCGCCACAGCGAGCCGCGGCCGCCCGAAAAAGAGCCGCTCACGCCAGGCCTGCGGCCGAAAGAGCGATCGCACGTCGAGACATTCGGGTTCTACCCGCTGAGAGAAGGGGACGACTATGCAGAAGATTTCCAAGACGCCGGCAAAGCAGGACGAGGACGAAAAGCACGTTGAGAACGCGCACGCGTTCATGCTGCAAATCGTTGCAAATGCAGAGCTCCGCGGCCTATCCGGTGCCGACATCGCGACCTCGCTCGCATGCATCGTTGCGACCCGCAACGCCACGCTCGCCGGCAAGTGCCTGCACGCGCTCATGCAAGCGGTCGTGCGAAACCCGATTACCAAGATCGTCGCGCCGACGGCGCCCGAGCTCGCACAGCTGAGCACCAATGGCCCGGCCAACTGACTACAACGACGCGCTCGGCGACCTCATTTGCGAGCAGCTCGCCGACGGCAAGAGCCTCCGCGCTATCTGCTCGTCGGATGACATGCCAGGCCGCGCCACCGTGTTCCGGTGGCTCGGCGCGCACGAGGAGTTTCGAGACCAGTACGCGCGGGCGCGCGAGGCACAAGCCGACTCGATCGCCGACGAGGTCCTGCACATCGCCGACGAGCCGCTCGTCGGGACGATCACGGTCGACAAGCAACAGTCCGTCGGCCGCGGCGAGCACGCGCGCCTCGAGGACGTCACAGAGACCACGACGAAGGACGGCGTCGAGCGCTCGCGGCTCATGATCGATGCGCGCAAGTGGTTCGCCGGCAAGCTCAATCCAAAGAAGTACGGGCCGAAGATTCAACATGACGGCACAGTCGGACTACGCCACGAGGACGCCGTCGACATCCTCGATCGAGAGGAAAGCGCGCGAGCTCCAAGCGCGGATGACGCTGCGAAATAGCCTCGAGCGCTACGCGCCGGCGTGCCTGAAAATCAGACCATACGAGGGCGGCGAGCCGATCCCGTTCGCCTTCAATGCCTCGCAAGCGATCTTGCATCGCCGGCTCGAGCAGCAGCGCGCCGAGACGGGACGCGTTCGTGCGTTGGTCCTCAAAGGCCGGCGCATGGGTATCTCGACCTATGTCGGCGCGCGGTTCTATCACCGCTCGACCTGGCGCCGCGGCGTGCGCGTCTACATCCTCACGCACGAGCAGGAGGCAACCGACACGCTGTTCGGCATGGTCGAACGGTTTCACGAGCACACGCCGTTGTCGGTGCGGCCCGAGCTCGGCGAGTCGAACGCAAAGGTTCTCGCGTTCGAAAAGCTCGACAGCGAATACCGCGTCGGCACCGCGGGGACGAAGGGCACCGGCCGCGGCCAGGGCTTCCACCTCTTCCATGGCTCAGAGGTCGCATTCTGGCCGAACGCGCCGACGCACTTCGCGGGCGCCGTGCAAGCGGTGTCGAAAGCGCCAGGCACCGAGGTCCTGCTCGAGTCCACCGCGAACGGGATGGGCAACGAGTTTCACGAGCGGTGGCAGCGCGCCGAGGCTGGCGACGGCGAGTATCGCGCGATCTTCCTCCCTTGGTTTTGGGAACCGCGCTACCGCGACGTCGTGTCGCCTGGGTTCGACCTCGACGACGAGGACCTCGAGTATCAGGCCGCCTGGCAGCTCGACCTCGAGCAAATGGCCTGGCGCCGCAACACCACAGCAGAGCTAGGCGACCCGCTCATGTTCAAGCAAGAATATCCGGCGAACGCGGCCGAAGCGTTTCAGAACACCGGGCACGACAGCTACATCAAACCCGAGATCGTGTTGCGCGCTCGCAAGCGCTCCGACCTGGTCGGCGTCGGCCGCCTGGTTATCGGCGTTGACCCCAAGCGCTTTGGTGATGACCGCTTCGCAATCGCCTGGCGCCGCTCGCGCGTCGTCGAGAAAGTCGAGAGCCACGTCGGCAAGATCGGCACCGTCGAGGGCGCGAACCTCGTTCGCAAGATCATTGACGCTGATCGGCCCGCGCGCGTGTTCATTGACCTGGGCGGCACCGGCGCCGGCATTTACGACATTCTCGTCGACTGGGGTTACGGCCACAGCGGCAACCACGGCGACATTGTGCGCGGTGTCGACTTCGGAGGCGCGCCGCAGGGTGACGCCGAGTATTCCGACGTCGACGGCAAGCCGATGGCAGGACCTCGCAACCGGCGCGCCGAGATGTGGTTGCGCTCGCGAACCTGGCTGCTCGACCCGGGCGGCGCCTCGATCCCAGACAGCGACAAGCTCCAAACCGACGCGTGCGCGCCTGGCTACACGTACGACATGCAGCAACGCTTGCTGCTCGAGTCCAAGGAAAAGATGCGCGCCCGCGGTGTGCGCTCGCCCGACGAATGGGACGCGATCGCGCTCACGTTCGCCGAGCCGATCGGCGGCAGTGACAACGAACGAACGCGGCCGCGCGCTCCGCCCGGTGGATGGCAGGCCGCATGATCATGACACGCTCGGAACTGCTCGCGGTGCGCGAGAGCCTTTATCGGGCGTACGTGCACTCCCGCGAACGCGCCAACGCGCTCGAGAAGGTTTTCAACCTGGCAAAGCAGATGCACTTGCCGCCCGAGGCGCTCGACGAGCAGGCGCACATCCTGCTCGAGGCGCGCGAGCTCGAGCTCACCTACTCGAAAGCCGTGATCCGGCTCGGCAACGAGGCGACCGGCCGGTGGCCGTGACCGAATCAGGAACGAAGCGAGAATCAACAATGGTCGATCAGCGAATCCGATTAATCAGCGACGCCGATGAGGCGAAAACCCTCGGCGTGAATGTCGGCGACCAGGTGCGCGAGTACGTGTGGCCGCAGACCGCCTTCGAGGCGCCGACCGAGTTGCCGCCCGAGGTGTACGGCGTGCACGACGCATCGCTCGGCGAGCTCGTGCTGCTGCAGCCGCCGCTCGAGTTCAGCGATCGCGAGCTCGACGCCGCGACGCTCGCCTATGTCGCTGTACGGTATTCCGGCGCCGAGGCCTGGCGCACGTCGTTTCCCGAGGCCTGGCGCGAGACGCGCAAGCGCATCCATGCCGCGCTGATCGCAGCTGCAGCCGTGAGGCCGAGCGCGTGAAGCGAGGCGCGTTCATTTCGATTGTCGGCGTCGACGTCGAGGACACCGGAGCGGGCGAGTTCCCCCGCAAACTCCTGGCGCCGGCGCTCGATGCGCTTCGCCAGCACGCCGAGCGGCACAACGCCAGGCTCTACAATCGGCGCCTTGTGAGCTCGGCCGGCGTGGTCAGTCTCGAATTCGACATGCACGAGCGGCCATGACCACCGACGACGACAACTTTTCACTCGACGAATTTGTCGAGCACCTCGGGCCCGAGGATGGGCCGCGAGCTCACGAGCGACACCTCGCGTTGAAAGCGCTCACGACACCGGCGCCGGCCGCGCCATCGCTCGAGGAACGCATTGACGCGCTCGCGAAGCGCAAACACGGAAAGCCGCCTCTGCGGCGACGGTAGACACCCATGGCAAAGACGACCAAGCGCGCGGGCCGCAAGGCACCGCCGGCGAAGCGCGTTCGCTATTCCGCACCCGAGGTCGACGCCGACGAGGGCGAGGACCAGGCCGAGCAGAAGGCGAACAAGCGCGCGGCCGAGGAGTCGATCGACGAGGTGCTCGAGGACTGCGACTCGCCGTGGGACATTTCCGACATTCGCGAAGAGTATGAGGCGGGCTTCGGCCGCGACAAAGACAACCAAGACAACGCCTATCTCGATTTGAAGTACGTGGCCGGCGACCCGACGGTTCACTGGGACCCCGACGCCTGGCAACAGCGCATCGACGAGGCGCGCCCGGCGCTGATCGTCAACCAGTGTCCGCAATTCGTGCGCCAGGTCACCGGCGATCTTCGCCAGATGCGCCCGGCAATCAAGTGCATGCCGATCGACGATCGCGCGTCGCAGGATATGGCGGCGAAAGAGATTCCCGCGCTCATTCGCTACGTCGAGCGCCGATCAGACGCGGCCGGCATCTACTTCCAATCGGCCGACCAGCAAGTCGGCGCCGGCATTGGGCATTGGATGGTGACGCACGAGTACGCGTCGCAGCGCACGTTCGCGCAAGAGCTCCGAATCGCGCCGATTCCCGATGGCATCGCCGTCGTGTGGGATCCCGACGCGGTGCTCCTCGATCGCAGCGACGCCGATTTTGTGTTCGTGCCGTGGGACATGAGCGCTCGAGCGTTCAAGAAAAAGTACCCGGGCATGAACGCGTCGGGGTTCTCGAGCTCGCAAGAGTCGTGCTTCACCTCATGGGTGAGCGACGATCACGTGCGCGTCTCGCTGTATTTCCGCAAGCGCAAGTGCACGCTCAAGCTCGTTGAGATGCCCGACGGCAAGATTCACGACGTCACGGAAGACCCGGCGCAAGCGGCCGAGCTCACGCGAATCGGCGGCGAGCTCAAGACGCGCGACGGTCACAAGGTGTATCGCCTGCTCGTGTCGGCGCACGAGATTCTCGAGGAGGCAGAGGAATGGCCTGGCCCGGACATTCCGGTGGTGCCGCTGATCGGCGAAGAGATCACGATCGGGCGCCACATTGTGCGCCGTGGGATTATTCGGGTGCTGCGAGACGTGCAGCGCATCTACAACTATGCGATCTCGACGCAAACCGAGATTGTCGCGCTGCAGCCGAAAGCGCCCTACATCGGCACGCGCAAGCAGTTTGAGAAATACGTTGACCAATGGGAAACGGCCAACTCGCGCAACTGGCCCTATCTCGAGTACACGCCCGACGGCGCCGCGCCGCCTCCACAGCGCGCCAAGCCACCCGAGGCCTCGCAAGGCCTGGCCGCGCTCTCGCAAGAGACAGTCAACGCGATGTACTCGACGACGGGGATTTATCCGTCGGCGCTCGGCGCCAAGTCGAACGAGACGAGCGGCAAGGCGATCATGGCTCGCCAGCGCGAGGGCGACACCGGGACCTATGTTTACATTGACGCATTCGGCCGCGCGATTTGCCGAACCGGCCAAATCATCGTGAACATGGCGCCGCGCATCTATGACACGCACCGGCGTTTGCAGATCGCCGGCGACGACGGCAAGCCCGATCAGATCGAGCTCAACAAGAAAGTGCTCGGCGAGGACGGCCTGACGCACCAAACACTGAACGACCTCACGATCGGCGCGTATGAAATCTCGATCGAGATGGGCCCGGCGTTGTCGACCAAGCGCGAAGAGGCGCGCGAGGGCATGACGGAAATGCTCCGCACCCTCGGGCCGCAAGTCGGCGGCATGTTCCTCGACCTGTTCGTAAAGGCGCAGGATTGGCCGCTCGCCGACAAGATCGCCGAACGCGCGCGCATGATGTTGCCGAAGAACGTGCGCGACAAAGAGGACGCGGAAGCCGGCAAGCCGCCACAGCAAGAGCCGCCGCCCGAGCCGACACCGGAGCAAATCGAGCAGCAGAAGCTCGAGCAGTCCGAAATGCTCGATCGCCAGGAGAAAGAGGCGAACGCGAACCGAAAGCACGACCTCGACAAGATCGGACTCGAGGTCAAGCAACAAGAGATCGCGTTGCAAATGAAGCAACTCGACGCAAAGGCGCGCGAAATGGAGCTCGGCCAGGCCGACGCCGCTCGATCGCACGAGCAAGCGATGGCAGGCCACGCCGTCTCGGCCGTCGAGGCCTCGGCCGACCCGCGCATGGATCAGATTGTGACCATGCTCGAGTCAGTGGTGCAAAGCGTCGAGAAGCTCGCGACCCGCGTCGACGAGATCGCCGGCGAAGTGCAGCAGATGGGCACCGACCACGAGGCCTATGTCACCGAACAGCAGGCCGAGAAACGTGGCGCCGCCGAGGCCGCAAAGGCCGCGCCTCCTCCTCCGGATCACACGCCGGCGCTGCTCGAGCTCATCGGCAAGCTCGGCACGCGGCCGCAACCGAAAGGCGTCAAGCGCACCAAAGAGGGCATGACGCTTGATTACGGCGAGGAGCCGACTGAACCAGGAGCGCCCGCCTAATGGCCAATGCACTTTTCACGCTCGCCCGCGAGTCGTTTCTCAAAGGTGAAATCGCGATCGCGACTGACAACATCAAAGCCGTGATCGTCGACCATGGCGTCGACACGCCGGTGCTCGCCACCGATCAGTTTCTCTCAGACATCGGCGCCGGCGCGCGCGTTGCGACAAGCGCGAACCTCAGCACGAAGACGACGACGGGCGGCGTGTTCGACGCCGACGACGTGACGTTCACCGCAGTGTCAGGCGCAACCGTCGAGTCGCTCGTGATCTATCAGGACACGGGTGTACCGGCGACCTCTCGCCTGATTGCCTACATTGACACGCTTGGCACCGGCTCGTTCCCGATCACGCCGAACGGCGGCGACATTCAATTCGTCTGGGACAACGGCGCGAACAAAATATTCAAGCTATGACCACGACGCCGAGCTTTGTCCAAGTCGCTGCCGATGGCAGCGGCAAGAAGGTTCGCAACTTTCAAAACGACGTCGCGGCGAACGATGGCACCGTCAACACGGTGCAACAGCAAGTCGTCACCATTGCCTCTGAAGACGGCACCGTTCTCAGCACCTCGTCATTCGTCGAGACCGAGCGCGACAAGTACATGCGCCGGCTCGCCGAGGACACGCTGCAGGCAATCAACCGCAGCAACGAACTACTCGTCGCCATTCTTAACGGGCGCACAAGCCCCTACTCCGAAAGGTTCTAGTCATGATCATCGAAGGCAAGGTCGGCCCGCAACCGAGCGCCGACGGCGTATTGGGCCCGGCGCGTATCGGTCGCACCGGCGAGCTCATCGTTGGCTCGGCGCACGGCGACTTTTACGAAGCGGTCGCGCGTCAAGGCGTGTTCTCCATTTGCAACGCAGTCGCCGGCGTCGCCCCTGGCACTGCGCTCTCGACCACGCCACCCATCGCGCTTTGGAATCCGCCGGGCTCGGGCGTCAACCTGGCGCTCGTCAAGGCGGTTATGTCTTACATCTCGGGCACGTTCGGCGCCGGAAGCGTCGCGTTCGCCCTGGTCGCACAGCAAGCGACGCAACCGACCGGCGGCACCGCGCTCACGGCGCAGTCGAACCTAATCGGCTCGACCAAGACGCCGCTCGGCAAGGGCTTCACCGGATCAACGCTCGCCGCAACGCCGACCATCCTGCGGCCGTTCGCATCGTTCGGCCCATATCTTGCGACCACGGTCCTGCAAGAGCGCACGTGCGAAACCATCAACGATGGCGCGATCGTAATTGCGCCCGGCGGCGTGCTCTGCATGCAGGGCATTGCGACCGCTGGCACGACGCCGCTCGCGCTGTTCGGCATGGTGTGGGAAGAAATCCCGATCATCGGGTCGTAACGTGCCAGCTCAGCCCGTTAGCTACGCGGTCGCATCGCAGACCTGGCGCACCCTCGACGCCACGCCGTTTAGTGTGGTGCTCGCAGAGTTGCCCGACAATTGCATCGTCAACCTGTACGGGATGATGAGTGCAGCCACGGCGGCCGGAGTCGGGTGGATATTCCACGGGATTCGTGGCGCCAAGCGCGGCACCGGCTCGGCCATACTCATTGGCAGCGCCGTGGTGTTGGCCGACGTGCGCGACGCTGGCGCCGCGTCATGGACGATCACCATGGGCGTGAGCGGCAACCAACTCATCGCGACCGTGACCGGCGCGGCCGCGACAGACATCACTTGGGGAGTGACCGCGTTCCTGCACTTCACGCCGCTAATTCAGTAGCACCGCCATGTTGCTCGACCTCCGATCGCTCCTCGAGCAGGCGGCAGGCGCACAGTCCTTCACCGCCACCGGCATTGCCTCCCTCGAGGCTTTCGGCGCCGCTAAAGACGTCCTGATTGAGACGGGCACCGGGCTCCCCTCGCTCGAGGTGTTCGGGTCGGCCGCCGATCGGCTGCTCGAGCGCGCGACTGGCATCGTCCCGGCGGAAGCGTTTGGCGCAGCCAGCGAGCGCCTACGCGAGACTGCGACGGCAATCGCGAGCCTCGAGGCATTCGGAACCGACGCCGATACTCTGATCGAGCGCGAAACGGGCATCGCATCGGCAGAGGCGTTCGGGCTCGCGGCCCTCGTCGGCGCGCAAATCTTTGAGGCGATCGGTATTGCCAGCGCGGAGGCGTTCGGCGCTGCGACGCTGATCGGCGGCGAGGCGGCCACGCAATCGGGCGGCGGCGGCATCATTCGCGGCCTCTACTTCGGAAGGAAAAGGCGCCGGCTCAAGTCGGACGCCGAGCAGCTCGAGGAAATTCTCGCCGACCTGGTTGAGGAGATCGAGGAGCAAGTCGAGCAGCTCGCGCCCGCGCCAGAGGTGCGCAAAGCCGCCCGCAAGATCGCCCGCAAGGCGATCGCCCGCACTCAACGCGACGGCGTGCTCGACGCGCTCAAGGCGGCCGCAAGCCGCGAGCTCGAGGAGGCCGAAAAGCTCGACCGCGTCGAGATGATTACCGCGCTGATCGTCAAGCGGTTCGAAGAGGACGCGGCCGCACTGTTGCTACTTCTCGCGGCATAGCCGCCAAACCTGGAGTCTGATCATGTTTCAAGATCGTCGCGCCCTTCGCCTGGCGCTGCACTTCGCCGCCCTCGCTTTCGCGATCGGCTTCCTTGCGCCCTCGGCGGCTCGAGCAGCCGGCGAGCTCGGCTATCCCGTCGACGCGACGCCGCTCGCCTCGAGCTCGGGCACACAGGCCGCGGCCGCCGCGACGGCCACACTTGCGGCGACCGTGGGGCACAAGACGTTCATTTGCGGTTTCGTGATGACGTCGACGGGCTCGACCGCGGCCGCAGTTGTGGCGCCGACCGTCACCGGCACATTCGGTGGAACGCAGACGTACGCCTATGCGAGCGTCGCCGGCGTCACGCTCGCGAACCAATCGCTCGTGGTGGCGTACACGCCGTGCCTCGCCGCATCAGCCGCCGGCGTCAACATCGTGGTCACGCTCCCGTCGCTCGGCGCCGGCAGCACCAACGCCACGACGAACGCTTGGGGCTATCTGCAGTAGGCGTG